ACGTTTTTTAATGCGAAATTGGTGAATCCGAGGTGGCAGCCTGGCTTACCAAATTGGTAAAGAAAGAGAACATGGCAAAGTATAGATGTAAGTGCAAAGAGTTTGAAATATCAAAAGCAACTATGACGATAGTCGAAGGAAAAGTTGTGACTCGCGAAGCTTACTGTGAAGACTGTAAGTCCTATGGCTCTTACGTTAAAGAACATGAAGGCTTTGGTGGCATCATTAAGAAACCTAATGGAACAGTCAGCAAAAAGTTCTAACTATGGCAAAGGGAAGAAAGAAGAAACCAACTAAGATTAAGGAGATGCAAGGCACGTTAACGCCTGGCCGATTCCTTGAGAACGAAATGCAGGTTGAGTTAGTAGACAAAGTTCCTACTCCTCCGGACTATCTAAACGAAAAAGGGAAAGTAGAGTGGAATCTAGTTGCGCTAGAGTTACACTCAAAAGGAATGTTGCACTTTGTAGATCTAGCTTTGCTATCTGCATACTGTAATGAGATGGGTATTTACTTAGAGAATTCTGAGTACTTAAAAGAAAATGGGTCAGTGGAAAGAACTTATCGAGACGGTAAGATGTATAGTTCTAAGCTAAGACCCGAAGTAAAAATAGCAAGAGACGCGTTAGTAGCAGCAATGAAACTAGCAACTCAATTTGGATTTACTCCTTCATCACGAGCGAGCATTCCACAACCAGGAGCAAAAGAATCAAATGACGACGAGTACCAGTTCTTCCAGTAAATACTATTTTGATGAGGTTGCTGCCAACAGAGCAGTAACGTTTATTGAAAGACATGTCACGCACGTGAAAGGAGAGTTAGCTGGAGAGCCGTTCATCTTAGAGGAGTGGCAAAAGGAGGAGATAATTAAACCACTCTTTGGCTATAAAAACAGAAAGACTGACATAAGAAGATACAACACTGCTTACATTGAAATACCAAGGAAGAATGGGAAAAGTAATTTGTGTGCAGCGATAGCATTGTACTTACTTTTTGCTGATGGAGAAAAAGGTGCAGAGGTTTATTCTGCGGCAGGAGATAGAGCTCAAGCTGGAATTGTTTTTGATTTAGCAAGACAAATGTGTCTCAATGATAAAGTAATATCTAGCAATTGTAAGATCTTCAAAAACTCAGTTGTGCATGAGAAGTCCGGTAGTTTTTACAAAGCCATTTCTGCAGATGCTTCTACTAAGCACGGGTTCAATGCCAGCGGAATTATCTTTGATGAGTTGCACGTCCAACCTAACCGAGACTTATGGGATACGCTAACCACATCGACTGGGGCTAGGAAACAACCGCTCACGATAGCAATTACAACGGCTGGTTATAACAAGAACTCGATATGTTGGGAAGTGCATGAGTATGCAGTTAAAGTACAAAAGGGAATAATTAAAGACGAAGGCTTCCTAACGGTGATATATGCAGCAGACGAAGAGGATGATTTTACGAAAGTATCGACTTGGAGAAAAGCAAATCCTGGTTTTGGTACAATTGTCAAAAAAGAATACTTAGCTAAAGAGGCAGAGAAAGCACAGAAGATAGTATCGTATGAGAATACCTTTCGCAGATTGCATCTGAATCAATGGACTACTAACGAGACCAAATGGCTTAGCGACCAGCAGTGGATGACATGTGACCTCAATGAAATCAAAGAAGAAGATTTTGTTGGAAGAGAATGCTACGCTGGACTTGACCTCGCTAGCGTTAGAGATGTTACTGCATTGGTTTTGATATTCCCATCAGAAGATCGCGTCGATGTTTTACCATACTTCTTTACTCCTAGAGACAATGCATTCATAAGAAGCAGAAGAGATGGAATAGATTATCTAGGTTGGGAAAAGAAAGGCTTAATGGAATTGACAGATGGAGACGTAACAGACTACAACTTCGTTAAGGATAAAGTGAAAGAGTTAGCTGAGAAGTTCGTTGTGAAATCTATAGCTTATGACCGTTGGAATTCTTCTCAGTTAGTAATTGACCTTTTGGCGGAAGGTTTACCTATGGCACCATTCGGACAAGGATTTGTCTCGATGAGTGCACCGACAAAGGAACTAGAGAGATTGGTTCTAGCAAAACATCTTAACCACGGAGGGAATGAAGTCTTGAGATGGATGTGTTCGAATCTACAAATGAGATTAGACCCTGCTGGCAATATAAAGATGGACAAAGGGAAATCAAAAGAAAAGATTGACGGCATGGTATCATTAGCTATGGCGTTAGGAAGAATGATGAATCCAGGAGACAAGTCTGGACCATCTGTTTATGAAGAAACTGATATTACATTTATTTAATAACCAATTGTGGATGGGCTTATATTTGTACTATCCTATAAGAAACTATGGCATCTATATTTGACTTATTCAGAAGAAAGGAAAAGAGATCTAATAACTTCCTAAGATCAGCTCTAGGAGGCGGCACTAATACTGGCGTGACAGTAAGTGAAGACTCTAGTTTAACTTATAGCACGGTGTATGCTTGTGTCCGAGTTCTTTCGGAATCAGTTGCATCATTACCAATCAACGTCCTTAAAAAAGAAAGCGACGGTGATAGAACAAATGATACTACTCATCCAGTTTATAAGCTATTAGCAAAACGTCCTAACAACTACATGACTAGTTATACATGGAGACAAATCCTCATGACAAATTTAGTCTTGAATGGTAACAGTTATTTTAAGATCGAACGTGATGCAAGCGCGCGTCCAATAGCCTTACATTATATACCTAGCGACATTGTTTCTTGCAAGCTTGTTGACGGGGAATTGTATTACGATATTAAAGGATCAGAAGGCGAAGTTGTTTCCCACGAGAACATGTTGCACTTCTTAGGACTAGGATATGATGGCATCAAAGGTAAGAGTGTAATACAAACACATGCAGATACTATAGGATTAAGTATTGCAGCAAACAAATATGGTGGAAGCTTTTATGGTAACGCAGCTTCTCCATCTGGTATCTTGTCCCACCCTGGGAAACTATCTAAAGAAGCAGCTGAAAGATTGAAATATAGTTGGAATTCAACTTACGCAGGAGGACCTAACAATGCACATAAGACTGCTATCTTAGAAGAAGGTATGGCATTCAAGCCAGTTTCATTAAGCCCTCAAGATGCAGACTTCTTAAACACTAGAAAGTTCCAGGTATCAGAGGTAGCAAGGATTTTTAGAGTCCCACCACACATGATAGGAGATTTAGAGCGAGCTACCTTCTCAAACATAGAGCAACAAAGTCTCGACTTTTTGATTCATACACTAAGACCTTATTTGGTCAACCTAGAACAAGAGTTGGAGAGAAAACTATTTAGAGAGAATGAGCTAGACTCTTATTATATTAAATTCAACACCAATGGCTTATTAAGAGGAGACTCTGAAGCTAGAGCTAAATTCTATAAAGACATGAGTTCAATAGGTGTTCTATCTGTAAATGAAATAAGAAGACTAGAAGATCTTAATGACATCGGAGAAGTTGGAGACCAACATTACTATGCTCTTAACTATGCTCCTATTGGAGAAACAAAAGAAGACGATGCCAATACCGAATCCTAAACCTAACGAAACATCTGAAGAATTCATCGAAAGATGTATGTCTGATGAAACAATGCAAGAGTACGATGACGAGCAAAGACTCGCAATATGCTCTAACCAATTAGATGATGATATGGAAAATAACAAAGAAGTAATTGATACAAAAAGACACATTCAAAAAATAGAAGAAACCGAAGATTCTATTATAATTTTCTATGCCAAGCATGAAGACGAAGTCCCTATGGAAGACGAAGTCTCAGAAGAATTAGAAGATGAGATCGAAGATGAGGTTGAAGACGAGGACTATCCTTTGTATCAAAGATCAAATCATAATAAAGAGATCAGAACTTTTGATGTTCAAAATTTAGAACTAAGAGAAGTTGGTGACAAGAAAACAGTTGTTGGATATGCTAGTGTGTTTAATACACTATCTAACGACATGGGATTTAGAGAACTTATTTCTCCAGGTGCATTTGATGGTAGGCTGAAAGACGATGTACGTTTTTTAATCAATCACGAAGGACTACCTCTTGCTCGTACAACTAATGATACCTTAAGGCTGTCAACAGATAAGACAGGATTAAGATATGAAGCAGATGTTGCCGATACTTCTATGGGTAGAGATCTTATGGAGTTAATGAAAAACGGAACCATCAACCAAAGTTCTTTTGCTTTTACTGTTGATGATGATTCATGGGAAGTTAAAGATGGAGTGAATGTAAGAACTATTAACAAAGTATCAAGACTTTATGATGTGTCTGCCGTTACTTATCCAGCTTATGAAGAGGCATCAGTTGGACTACGTTCTATGGAAGCTTGGAAGAAAGAAGAGGATGATAAGGTAATGAAAGAAAACTTAGAAAAAGAACAAGAAGAAAGAAAGAAGGAAGAAGTGGATTTAACTAAACGTTCTCTCAGTGAGCTACGTTTGTCAATCATAAAAACAAAGTAACTAATTATTAAAAACTGAAACTAAGATGAAAACATCTAAATTCTACACAGAGGAGAGAGCGTCAGTTGTTGAAAATATGGAAGCAATCGTAGACACGGCGAAAGTCGAAGCACGAGAGCTTACAGATGACGAGACAACTAACTTCGATTCTCTAAATGACAAAGCTACTGCTCTAGAGGCACAAGCTAAAAGAGCTGCATCTTTTGAATCTTTACAAGCTTCTAAAGCTAGTAAGGTTGAAGAAGTAACTAACACACCAAAAGAAATTCGTAACTACTCTTTCCAAGACGCTATGAAAGCTGCTTACTCTGGTAAGTTAGAAGGCTTGATTGCTGAGATGGATCAAGAAGCTAGACACGAAGCTCGTTACACTGGCCAATCTTATAAAGGTATCGGTATTCCAGCTTCTATCCTAACTCGTGCTGCTGTAACAACTGCTGCTTCTGCCGCTACTGAAGTTATGTCTTTCACTGACCAATTAGATGCTAACCTAGTATTGACTAGCGCTGGTGCAAATCTTTACACAGGAGTAAATGATGCTAAATTCCCAGTTGTTTCTGGAATTACATCATCTTGGGTAACTGAAGATTCTGGTTCAGATGTTGCAGCTACTGGCGCAACTGGAAGCTTAACCTTAGAGCCTCACAAACTTATTTCTGTTGTTGATATGTCTGCTGAAGCAATGACTCAAAACCCTGGTCTTGAGGCTGCTATCCGTAGAAACATGGCGCAATCTATCGCTGCTACTTGGGAAAAAGCTTTACTAGCTAAAACTGATGTAGGTGGTGCTGCTCCAGTATCTATCTTTGCTGATGCTGCTGCTGGTGCGACTGGCGTAACTGCTGCTGATTTTATCGCAATGGAAGCTACTGTATTAGGAAACAATGTACCTTTAGAAGGTTCTAGAATGGCATACTTGTTTGACAAAGACGCTTATTCTTCTATCCGTACTTTACTTCAAACAACTGGAGTTGCTGCTCTTTGGGATCCAAATGACAAGAGATTGAATAACTACTTTGGATTCTTTAGCACAAACGCTGGTAACGGTGGAACTGCTGACAAAGCTCACGCTTTATTCGGAGACTTCTCGAAAGTGCACCTTGCTCAGTTTGGTGGCTTGGACATACTTTTCGATCCGTACACGAAGTCACGTCAAGGACTTGGTTCAATGGTTGTTACTAGTCTTGTTGATGGAGATGCTGTTCAGAATGACAAAGCTTTCTCTACATTGATTGAAGCGTAATAAGAATTCCTTTTTTCTGTTTGTTGTTTTATCGGGAGGGCTTGGGCACGTCCCTCCCTCCTGATAATTCTTTAAAAAAAAACTATGAGCGACTACTTACCATATTTTAGAATAAAGCCACAAGAGGATAGAACTACTTATGCGGTTACCCTTGACGAAGCTAAAGCTCATTTGAGAATAGTTAACACGCACACAGATGATGATGCTTATATTACGGAACTAATAAAGATTGCACAAGCTTTAGTTGAGACAGAGTGCTCTTTTACTTTAACACCACAAGAAATGATAGCCATTGGAGACGAATGGCCAGATAATGATGTTATTGATTTAGGAATATCTTGCTCGGGAACTGTTGCGGTTAAGTATTACAACACTAGTAATGTTCTTACTACACTAGTCTTAAACACTGACTACTATGTTTCAATGCCAATAGGAAGCGTACAAGGCATTAGAATCTACCCGGTAACTTCATGGCCTGACTTATATGACAAGCCTGATAGTATAGAAATCACTGTTACCACTGGAATGCGAAGTGTGTTAGTGGCAGATAACCCTGCACAATACTTACTTGCTAAACAATGCATGTATCTTATCATCGGTAGATACTACGAGATGAGACAAGACGTTGTTACTGGAACCATGGTAAGTGAAATGCCTTTAGCAGCTAAGCACATAATAAATCAAATAAGGAATGTCACGATATGCTAAACATAGGAAGGTTAGATCTTAAGTTTCGTTTTTATACCGGTAGTTCTGCTTTAAACGCTTACGGAGAAGAAGTAGAGTCTTTTGCTGCAGGACAGTATTTCTATGCTAGAAGAGTTTATAAAAAATTTGAAACAAATATGGATGCAGCTGCTTATCACGGAGAATCAACTTTAGAGTTGATAATAAGATTTGATGATGCTGTGAAATTAAACACTCAAATACGTGGCCCTATATTTTCAGGAGATGGGGAAACACAGGTGTATACAATAACAGGAATTGAAGAATTAGGAAGAAGAGAGGGAATGAAACTTTATGCAACAAGATTAGTGTCACAAGAAAGTAATTAGTGGACAAAGTACAAGTACATATCGAAAAGCAGTCAATGCTTCAAATAAAGAATAGTCTAGCCAAATTATTTCCAACTGATGCTAAGCAAAGACGAGCCTTGACTAATTCAGCTAAGAGATCTGCTAAGCCAATTCAAAGAGCTTTGAAAGATCTTATTAAAGCTAAAGCATCTAAAACTGCTAAAGAAAGAAGAAGATTAGGTTACTCGGTAGGTAAACTTAGAAAGTCTATAAGGATATTCCCTTCTAAGAAAGGTATGAAGTCCGGTAAGGTAGGAGCTTACGTTGGACCAATGATTAAAGTACCAAAGTCTATAAAGAAAAAGAAAGGGCAAACAGAAATACAAAGAAGAAAAGCAGCTCAGGAATGGGTAAAGAAAAGATCTGGATTTTACTTCTACATGTTAGAGTATGGATTTGGACCAAGAGGATCTTCACAAAAAGTAGGTGGATTAGGCTTACTCCCTAAGACTGCAGATAAAGCAGGATCTGCTGCTCTTAATCTTTTTGAAGGTGAAGTATGGAAGGAGCTAAATAAAAAGAGTATGAAACTATTTGGAACATCAGTAAAATAAATGAATCCAGGAAAATACATATATGACGAGCTCTCTACTGACGTAGGTATTGCTGCTATGGTAGGAACTAGAATTAGACCTCAGCTGAATCTTACAGCAGAAACTATAGACCTTCCGTACATTGTTTATACTGTAGACAGTAACCAGCCTAGTAATGAAAAAGGGACACTTACCGGAGCTTCTAATCTTGATGTTGTAAGCGTTACTATATCAATTTTTAACAATAACTACAGCAACTTAGCGGACGGCGGAGCAGCGGTAAGAAGAGTTTTGGATTATTCTGTAGGTTCAGGCGACTACGCTAATATACAACACGTATCTTTTCAAGGAGAAGGATATGAATTTGACGAAGACTATAAACCAAGGGGATTGTACATTCTGAATCAGAGTTACCAATTCCGCATAACAAGATAAAGATATGAAAGTTAGATTTTTAAAGACACACGTTCTTCACAGTGCTAAGCCTTTTAAAGAAGGAATGGAGATGAACTTCAACCCTAAGGTTGCTGAAATACTTTACGCTAAAGGAGTTGTAGAGATACTCGAAGAACACAACTTCGAAACACCTAAAAAAACAAAGGTTGAAAAACCTAAAAAAGAAGTAATTAAACCACAAGTAAATAACTCTAAAAACTAAATAAAAATGGCTACTACTGGTATTGTAAATGGAACTAGCATTATTGTCGGTATCGACTCTACTGCTGGAGGTGCTGGAACAACATTTGTTCCGGTAACACACTCAACATCTGCGTCAATAAGTTTCTCAATGGAAACAAGAGACGCAACAACAAAAGGATCTGATGGATATAAAGAAGTCTTAGAAGGTCTACGAAGTCTTACGATTGATTGTGAGGCAATGACTGCTCTAGATGCTGCATTCGGATATGAAGAAATGTATGCACTATGGAACAATAGAACTTTATTTAATCTTGAATTCGGTACTACCGCAACGGGTGACACTGTTTATCAAGTTAAAGGATATTTGACTTCATTGTCAGTGTCTTCTGGTGTAGAAGATTCAAGCACATTCTCAGCAAGCTTTGAGTGTACTGGAACTGTTACTACAGCGACTAACTAATTTAAAGGAGGGGGGTAAAACCTCCTCCCTTTTTTACTAACTAACAACAAAAAGAAATATGTACGAACTAATAGAAATTGAAGGAAAGCAGCTGCCTATACGCTTTGGAATGAATGCGCTAAGATTATTTTGCAAAGAAACGAAAACAAGCCTAAATGAATTTGCCACGTTGGCTAATGATTTAGATTTAGATAAGGCATGTGTACTTATCCTTTGCGGATTAAAAGATGGAGCAAGAAAAGCAGGCAAAGAATGTTCTTATAAAGTTGATGACATAGCAGATATCCTTGATGATGATTTTGGTATTCTAGAAACAGCCATGGGATATTTGAGAAATAGCTTTGACACTCCTGCATCGGGAAACTCAAAGGGGGGCAAGCCAGTTCCCAAGAAGAAAAAGTAGAATTCCACGATCTAGAGAAGATCGCTTATGGAAGGCTAGGGCTAATGCCGGACCAGTTCTGGAATCTAACGATGAGAGAATTCCGTTTAATGCAAACGGGGTATCTAGAAATGTTGGCAGATGAACAGGTTCACAATTGGGATTTGACAAGAACCCTTTGTGCTTATATTCTTTCACCTCACTTAAAGAAGGGTAAAAAGATAACGCCAAAGGATATTATCAAGCTGCCAATAGATAAAAAGAGAGATGCTGAAGATGATTTAGCTACAAGAAGACAAAAAGCAATCTTTGACCTCAAAAGACATGAGAAGATTAAAGCCAAACAGACAAAAGAAAAGAAAGAAGGAAAGAATATGAACCCTTTTATAGGAAACAAAAATGGCTAACAAAAAAAGTATCAACTTATTCTTAGGGCTGAATTCTTCTCAGTTCCAAAAAGGATTGACTAAGGCTCAAAGAAGACTAAAGAGATTCGGATCTTCTATGAAAAGAGTTGGTAGGTCTATGACCACTTCTTTGACTCTTCCTTTAGTTGGTATTGGAGCAATAGCAGGAAAAACCTTCATGGACTTTGAGCAATCAATGCTTAAAGTAAAAGCAATATCTGGTGCAACAGGAGAAGAATTTAAAGCATTAGAAGCTAACGCTAAAGCATTAGGATCTTCTACAATGTTCACCGCTTCTCAAGTAGCCGGTCTTCAATTAGAACTTTCCAAGTTAGGTTTAACTCCTGGCCAAATAAATGAGTCGACTAGTTCGATACTAAGTTTAGCACAAGCAACTGATTCAGATCTTTCTCAAGCTGCAGAAGTAGCAGCAAAAACAATGAACGCGTTTGGCTTAGAAGCTACTGACATGAATCGTATTGCTGATGTGATGGCTGATTCATTTAGTTCGTCAGCATTAGACATGACTAAGTTCGAAACAGCAATGGCTTCTGTCGCTCCAGTAGCAAAACAAGCAGGATCTGATATAGAACAAACAACAGCTATCCTTGGTGTACTTGTAAACAATGGTGTTGAAGCATCAACTGCTGGTACTGCTCTTAGAAATATCTTCCTAGATCTTGCTAAAGAGGGTCAGACAATGGGAGAAGCAATGGCGGAGATTCAGAACTCTACGAATCCTCTAGCTACCTCGATGGAAATGTTTGGGAAAAGGGGAGCTACCGTTGCAACTATCTTAGCGAACAACGGAAAAGAGATCCAAGCTCTGAATGAAGACTTTAAAGATTCAGAAGGAGAAGCTAAGAGAATGGCAGACATTATGGACTCCGGATTAGGTGGTTCATTAAGAAAACTAAAAAGCCAATTGGAAGGCGTGGCCATACAATTAGGTGCAATCCTAGTACCTATATTCCAAAAGTTGATTGGGTTCGTTAAAAATGCTCTAGATGCGTTTAATGGATTAACTGGAGAACAAAAGAAGTTAGCTGTTGGATTAGGTCTTGTAGCAGCAGCTATTGGCCCTCTTCTTTCTTTATTCGGATTCTTAGCTACTACACTTGCTGGACTAATGAGTCCGGTGACTTTAGTGATAGCGGCTTTGGCTGGAGCTGGATATGCAATTTACAAAAACTGGGAGCCTTTCAAAAAGTTGCTAGTAGACCTTATCAACTATTTTATAGACTTATATAATGAGTCTATGTTGTTTAGAGGTGTTGTTGAATTGATATCTTTAGCATTTAAAAACGCTTGGGCAAACATTAAGTTGTTCGGCAAAGCTGGTTGGGCGATAATAAGTGCATTCGGCGAAAACATACGTAGCCTTTTTGGTGGCATTGGTAAGATTATCAAAGGAGCGTTTACAATGGACAAAGATCTTTTTAAAGAAGGTCTTTCCGGAATGAGCGAAGCCATGGGTGATGTATTTGATCCAAGTAAAAACACAGCACTTGGTGAAGCAGTTGATGAACATGGGAAAACAATTGCAGAAAACTTAGATACCGCAATAAAGAATACTCTAGGAGAAAGAGAAAAGATAGAATTCGTCACAGAAGAAGATATACAAGGCGGAGTTGATGCTGTTACCGACATGGTAACTAGAATGAAAAATAAGCTGACAGGAGTATTAGGTGGTGGAGGAGGAGGAGAAGCCGAGCCTTCTACATCTGGGTTTTCGCTTAATATACCGGACATGGCTAGCGGAGGTGGTTTGTTGCCGTCTACAACTCCAGAAGAAGGTGACGGAGGATTTTGGAGTAAGAGTGCTGACGAGATTGCTGAATGGGCCAGTTCCGCACAAGAAAACATTGGTAAGTTCCAAGCAACTTGGGGGAAAGCTATCAACCAAGCAGCTGACATATATAGCCAATTTATCGACGGTCAAATAGAAAAAGACAGACAAAAATTAGATGCGGATCTAAGTAAATTAGAAGAAGACAGAGAAAGATCAATATCGTTTGCGGAAGCAACTATATCGGATGAAGAAGAATTAGAGCAAGCCCTTTTTGATATTAACGAAAACTTTGATAATCAATCGGAGGCTTTGCAAGAAGAGCAAGGTAAGAAGGAAAGAAAGTTACTACGTAAGCAAGCGTCTGCACAGAAAGTGGCTTCTCTTTTTAGCGTTGCCGCAAGTACGGCGGATGCAGTTATGAAGGCTGTAGCAGCGTTCCCGGCAACTGCTGGTCAGCCATGGGCTGGTATTGCAGGAGGAATGGGAGTAGCTCAAGCTGGAGCAATCTTAGCGGCTCCACTTCCGGCTCTTGCAACAGGAGGTTTAGCATTCGGACCAACCGCAGCGTTAGTAGGGGATAACCCTAATGCATCAGTCGATCCAGAGGTTATTGCACCGTTATCTAAATTACAATCAATGATGGGAGGAATGCAAAAGGTAGAAGTTCAAGGTGTAATTAGAGGAGAAGATATTTGGTTGACAAACAATAAACAAATAACAAGACAAGCTAGACTAGGATAATGGCATTAGGAAACTTATACGCTTACTCGGAATTCACATCAGACCAAGATGTTACTTATAAACTATCGATCTATGATTCTGAATACGCTGCAGGAACTAGTTACGAATTTACTAGTGGCGTGGATGGGTTTAGCTTAACCTACAAAGGTAATGGAGACGAAAGGTATCAACCTATAAAATCTTCTAGCGTAAGTTTCAACATGAACGTTCCTAGCACCTCTAGCCCTCTTTACACAATCATCAACAACTTACAATCTTCGAGCCAAGATAGGTATAAGTTAAAAATTGAAAGATCGATAAATGGAGGATTGGTTTACGCTGATTTTTGGCACGGCATTATAGTAAGCGACATTGCAGAATTTGCAGATGTTTCATATCCAGCTTTTCACCAACTAACCGCAACTGATGGCTTGGGTTTAATGAAAGACATTGACTTTAATAGAGATGTTTACGATGGCACCAACGGGACTCTAGATGGTTCATATACAATGGCAAATATCTTTTCTAATATGCTTCGGTATTACAATCCGATAGTTGACTTTTTTGGAGCTGACGATCTTTTTACCACAGAACTTTGTCATTGGTACGAAGACACTATGCCAACACCCGCTGAAGTTCAGAGCCCATGGGATTTAGCCGCTGCATATCCCTATGCTTTCACAAAAATAAAACGAAATAATGAAGGCGAAGTAGAAGAGGTCAATCCTATATCTGCATACAAAGTTCTTGAGGAATTGTTGAAAGCCTGGGGAATGAGAATATGGCAGCAAGACGGTCATTGGTGGGTGGCTCATGTTGGGATGTGGGCAGATCTGGCAGGGTTTAGTTTATGGTATCGAACAAGGAAACAAACCGGGGTTATTATAGCGTCAGGAGAGTATGCAGAAGGAGACTTCCAAAAAGAGCTTGGAGATATTGGTGACGGTTATGACATAACAAAGCTTTCTGGAGGTGTTGATTCGTTCCTGCCAGAAGTGAGATCTGTTCAAGCTGAGTATTCTAACTGGGAAAATAATGGAGTTTACCCACCTGGTGATGGCATGTGGGGAATACAAAATTTAGTTAGTTGGACTTCGAATGCTGACATGGAATCGAACCTAATTGATTTTGGTTATTTTGTTGCTGGTGCAAATAATTCTTTTTTATTGCAAGATTTGATTCAAGGTAGACTTGACGCAAGTGGAACCGCTGTCTATCCTGATAGGGTTTCGGCGGTGTATATGATTAAGATTGGAGCTTACTATTGGAATGGCGACGAGTGGACAACTACACAATCAGTTTTTACTTCACCTCTTTGGAACGCGTGGACTCTTAGTGGAACGTATTTTAATTCTTTCACTCCAGTAGGGTTTGCAGGATCTAACTTCCAACAAGAGATGCCGGCAGTTCCAGCAAGTGGCCAGCTATATTATGCTGTTAGAAAAAGAGAGACGAATGCTTTTTTTGGTGATGGCGGCAATGATTATGACGTGAGAATTTGGCCAGCTCCTCCATTTCAATTCCTTATAGACGGAGAGACTACTTCGGGAAGAATCTTTGGAGCTGCTCAAGCTTCTACTGATGCTAACCTTGTTTTAGATCTTGGAGAAATACTTTTAGGAGATGGGCCTACCACATCGGCCCCTAACTGGGGACGCATTAGAGTAAGTAACGGAACTACTTTCCAGCCTACAGTTCAAGAAACCTGGCAAGCTTGGCAAACAGGAACCACGGGAAGGATCACACAAATTTTGGTTCAAGAATGCTTAGCGGGTCAACAAGAGTTTACTCCCTTGAATAATTATAATTTTATTCTCAGAAACAAAGCAGCTTTTAGATTTGGAGATGCGTTAGACGATAACACAAGAGGGGGTAATAGAATGCTTGCTAACGGATGGACTTTAACTGCTAACACCGACCAAGTCAGTGGCGAGTTTTTTAAAGCTTCTAAAGATGCTACTGGAGTAAATGTAACCACTGATGAAAACGGAGACAGTTTTGCTGGCGGAGAATTAGGAACAGAATTTTAAAAGTATATATGAGTAGTCTAGTTCAATACAAAGAGATATCGAGAGTTTCTTCAGCTGTCGCAGCTGGAACACTTGGCGGGATCATAAACATCAATGCTTTGACCGTTCCATTAAAGACTGGTGACGATATTTGGATAAGAACACCAAGGGGAGAAAGTATAAGGTTTCAGATTACTGGTGATGCTCCTATCGGAACGACTGCTATTAGAGTAGATATTAGCGGATCTTATCCAGGTATCACTAGTACGTTGTCAGGAATACCAGTAAACTCGGCTGTGATGCTCCCAGATGTGTCAACAGCTTTACTTGCTCGAACGTCTTATCAATACTTAAATTGTACAGGAAAAGTCAACGCCGGCACAAGTCAAAATTGGAAGTTCGGCCATTTGTACGGAGTTCAGTATTACAATTGGAATCAAGATTCTGGAGACAATGGGGTAACAGTAGACAGCTCAACTGTTGCAATAGATAGAAGCTTTCAACATATCGGATTTAGAGTACCTTACGATTGTGAGCTTGTAGGATGGAGCGGTTCAGGGAAAAACTCAAACGGAAACAGAGATTTTGCTGGTGGCTTATATGTAGGAACTCCGCAATGGGGAACGACTAATGATATGACTATGACCTTGAGAGCATACTCCTCTGCAAGTTTTGCTCCAGGAACGGCGTATACTAACCGAGCCGCAAAGTTTGAGGACTTGACTCGTTCCTATTCCATAAGTGCTGGAGATGTCATTTACCCAATGATAAAAGGATTGACAGCAACAAATGACTCTTTGATAATTAACTTTACCATCGTACTCAAAACCATACAAGCATAATGAAAACACTTACTGAAATACTAGAAGAGGCTGGAATAAAAATTGATGATGTAACAACACCGGAAATGGTGGATGTATTGGAAAAGATAATTGAAAAGATTGATGAACTTATAATAAAACAAAAATGAAATCATTCCTAAAAGAAATAAGCGACGTGTTGTTCTTAAACATTGGAACACTATCATTTGTATCATTAGCCAATGTTGAAGTGATGCTAAAGATAGTTGCTTTGGTTTTGACCATACTTTACACTGCTGACAAATATATCTACAACCGCAAAAGGAGAAATAAGTAATGTCTACTAAAAGAAACACGTTATCTTTCGTACAAAAAAAACGAGTTAAGCGGAAGGGAGTACACTCGAAGAACTCTTCAAAAGGACAAAATGGGTACAAGAAAAAAACAATCGGGCAAGGGTCTTAGCGAATCAACTAAGCTACTGATAGCATATCTTATTTTGCTTGCGAGCATAGTAATGTGTAATCTTACGTGATGCAAAAAGACTTTACAATAAACATAGGTAACATCATTTGGGTGATAGGGATCATCTTCACAATGGGTATAGCTTACTCTCAGATCGGACAGCTAGGGGAAGACATTGATGTTTTAGAGCAACGCTTAGAAAAGAAAATAAAAATTATCAATGAGTGTGAAGATAGGATTGTGGAGATTGAGAAAGATTTGGCCACATTCAAAGGATGTAAACACCATAAATAATGGAAGAGATATTAAAATTGATTGAGGGCTATGGATTACCATTGGTTCTATTGCTAGGGGCTTTGTATGCCTTATACAGATTCCTGGTTTTTAGTTTATATGAAGTTAAAAACCAATTCTCACGCCATCACGAAAAAGCTGCAGACAATATAAACGAGATGCAGAAAAAGATAGACATTATTTTAGAATTTATAAAGAGAAAGTAATGGAACTAATAGTCTTGAGATTTAGTAGCCAATCAGATTCAACTTCCGGTCTATTATTTGAAAAGACTGATGTCAAGCTTGAGTTCTTATGTTACACACTAGAAGACGAGCGACGAGCTTTAAAAGTACAAGGAGAAACTAGAGTGCCTGCTGGCACATACGAAATTAACTTAAGAAAAGAAGGAGGGTTCCATGAAAGATATACTAAAAAGCATCGTAGTATTCATCGCGGCATGTTGCATATATGTGATGTGCCTAATTTTAAGTGGATTCTTATTCATACTGGCAACACTGACGAGCATACTTCTGGTTGTCTTATCATCGGGGATTCGCAAGAGAATAATACAATACTTAAAGACGGGTTCGTAGGCAAAAGCAACAACGCTTACAAAAGAATATATCCGTCAATAGCTAAACAACTTGAGCTAGGAAACAAGGTGACAATACAATACATAGACTATGATTAGCAACATACTAGGAGGACTATTTGGAAAGGTGTTAGACAACACTGAGGGAATTCTCGACAAAGTAATCACAACAGATAAAGAGAGAGACGCTGCTAAGATCGAACTCAAGCAACTACTACTAGACTATGAGTCTAAAATTGAGAGCGAGATAACAACAAGATGGGAAGCAGATATGAAGTCCGATTCATGGCTATCTAAGAACATACGACCTTTGGTTTTAGCATTCTTAGTTATTAGCTCAGTGATACTTATCTTCATTGACGCTGGAGCTATTAGTTTTGTAGTTGATGATAGTTGGAAGAATCTTCTTCAAATGGTGCTTATGACAACCATAGGTGCCTACTTCGGTGGAAGATCTTATGAGAAAATCAAAAAGTAATATATGGACTACATAGAACAATTAAGAAAGGAAGACAATAATGTATTAGTAGTAGGAGATCTTCACGCTCCGTTTGTTAGAGAAGGATATTTAGAACATTGTGAAAAGGTATACGACCTCTACAATTGCAATCAAGTTTTGTTTATCGGCGATATTATCGATAACCATTATAGTAGTTTTCATGACCCGGATCCCGATGGCTTTGGAGCTGGTGAAGAATTAGATAGAGCTATCGCAAGCATAAAACCTTGGCATGAATTATTCCCAAAAGCTAAAGTATGTATTGGCAACCACGACGCCATAGTCTCAAGGAAAGCTTTCGCAAGTGGAGTATCGAAGAGATGGGTTAGAGACTATCACGAAGTATTAGGTACTCCAGGCTGGGAATTCGCACAGCAACATATAATTGACGATGTGCTTTACGTACACGGAACTGGTAGCTCTGGTAAAGGAGCAACTAAACGAATAAGAGAATGGCAAGTATCAGTAGTGCAGGGACACATACACACGGAGGCGTACGTGGATTGGTATTGTAATAAGGACAAGAAACTATTTGCCATGCAAGTAGGATGTGGCGTAGATGACCGTAGCTATGCCATGGCCTATGCTAAGAACTTCACAAAGAAGTATATTGTATCTTGTGGGGTGGTTACACAAAAGGGAACGCTTCCAATAGTAGTTCCAATGACCTTAGATTAGCGCACTTGCACTAAGGAACTCTCCGAAACTCTCCGTCTGTAGCCTAAAATAGTTCTATTTTTAGGTTAAATTCACTAAATTGTATGTAACTTTTAACAGTAAGAGGTATGCTTTCTTATCAAGGGAATGTACTTTTATTGAAAATAATGTCAAATTGTTTTAACAGTTTGGAGAAAGTATGTATATTAGCACTAACAATAACAACAAACAATTATGACAACTTGCACAAACGGAACACCAAAAGAAGTTAGAAGATACGAAATTATGATGGCAAAATATGTATGCAGCCTAAAGAGTGCCTTCACAGTTAAGATGTATGAGAGCAACAAATACATGAAACTTCAACAAGGATATGAAGCTGTTTGCGAAAAGCATAACTACACACCGAATTATTCAATAGCAGACTTCTGCTCATAACAAACAAACATTAACAATAACAAACAAACATTATGGAAACTATCCACTTTACTAGGAACTACAAGCCGACACAAGCTGAAACACTAATTAGAACAAAATTAGCATTACTAGGATTTGACTTCACTAAGCGATACTGGTACGACGAAGAGAAAAAGTCGTATGTTGCATCACAAGAATTTGAGATCGACCCAAAAACATTAGGACAATTTGGACCTGCTATAAAATCAATGGGAGCTAAGGTTACTTGCTCATTCATAAAAGCTGAGGATGCTCAAGAAGATAGAGTTTATCTAAACGTAATAATTATTCGCTATGACTATAAACACCCTAATGGATCTAATGGTTACACTGTGACACTTGTGTCTAAAGATGGAGTAGAGTGGATAGATAGAAGCTTCTAAAGATCTAAAACCCAGGGTGAACCTGAGGCTAATGACCTCGCACTCTGTAACCCCTACCGCCCCACGCTGAAATAAACGTGGGGGTTTGGTGGTATAAAACAAACATCAATAAAACTAAAACAACACAAATGAAAAAGCACCAGGTAGTATTGCAAAGAGCTATAGGAGAAATCCTTGGCAAATTAGAAAAAGAAGATCGAGACTTCTTAGAAGAATACATGGACATGTTAGAACAATACACTTTTAAGTATGAGTCTGACACTCCAGTGAAAACGTCAAGAGTGGAATACTCAACGACTAAACCAACTCAAGATAGTTCTTGGACTAAACTTATCACAGACGAATTCAAAGGTAAAAAGAAACCATTGAAAAGCAAGTCTTTCAACGAAGACCAAATCAACTTAGCGATATTTGATATTGTTGAAGATACTAAGGTTGATACAATCTTGATAACTCAACCTCTAGACCTTAAAGATCTTAGTAGAGACACATACATGAAGTTACGTAATGTGGCTTTGATAGGGTTGCACAACAAGAAGAAACAATACCGTTAGTACGTGTTTGTTAGCCTAGGAGAGGGTAGTACACTAGCGGTAGTTTTCATAGACTATCCTCTCCATATAGGCTTTTCTCTCCGAATTAACACTTATTCTTAGGTTAGATCTAGTAGAATAGCACTAAAAAATAGCAATTCTTAACACTAAGAAAGACTAATCCTTATCAAGGAAACACAAAAAAACTAAAATAAATGTCAATTATTGTTAACAGAGTCAATTATACTTGTATATTAGCACTAACAATAACAACAAACACTAACCTAACAAACAGAAATTATGGAATTTAGAGACGTGTTATCAAATACAATTTGGGATTTAAACTATAAAGATCTTACCATTGTACAACAACAGAAAGTTTGTAGTATCATATTAAAGACAAGACAATGGAAGAACAAGAATCATTCTTAGAAATGGCCTTAGGAACATTAGTAGTATTCTTTCCTTTTTGGTTAGTATTTACTTATAGCGGTCATAGCACAATCAATTATTTTATTAAACTATTAAACTAGAACAACATGGCAATTAAAGAAAGCAAAGTAACAAGCGCAAAGTTTGTTACTCAAAAAGAATTAAAGTTCGGAACGTTTTACGAGCACGAAGTTGAATTTGAAAACGGAGACAAAGGATTCTATTTGTCAAAGACACAAGACCAAGCTAAGTTCGTTGTTGGAGAAACTGCAACCTTCGAACATACTCCTCATGACAAATGGCCTAAAGTTAAGCCGGTAGACCCGAACTTTGTGAATTCACTACATGTAGAAAACACTAGCTCTAATGGATTTAATGCTCCGGCTAACGTATCTTATCAGAATAATAACAAAGATGAGCTTATATGCCGCCAAAACGCGTTAACGTCTGCTGTTAGATCTTTAGGTGAAGGGTGTACTACACAAGAATATATTGAAAGAGCCGAACAGTTCAAGCAATATACTTTTAATGGAGTGACACAAGCTAAAGAAGAAAAGCCTACTGGTTTACCGTTCTAATGGAAACGAAAGATACAACTATATACAAATGGATGCTAGTCTTTAAGAGACCTCAGATGAATATAGAAAAGAAATACGTAAAAAGCTTTAAGTTATGGGATAACGACTTAGTGTTTGGTTCTGACAACGTTACTTTCACAGGAACAAATGATGATTGCGGAAAGATGTATGACTATTTCTTAGAACAAGGGATATGTATTAGAGACGACTATAACCTAGGGGAGTTTGATCCTCTCAAAGACTTTTAATATGAAACTAGATGAACTATTAGTAGAGACTAAAAAGAGAAATATGGATAATGTGGTGAACGCTGTTTGCTATCATACCAAAACCTCTAAAACACGGGTGCTTTCGAAATCACGTGAAAGACATTATGTTGATTGTAGGAGATTGATATTTACTTTGATACGTGAGATCTATAACTACCCACTTTTAACTATAGGTAGACACTTTAAGAAGAATCATGCTACGATTATTCACCAACTAAAAGTACACAAGCAATTGTGTGGATATAGCAACGAATATAGCAAGAGCTACCACATAATAAAGAACTTACTTATTGTTGACCAAGATTCTTTCACGGTATCTAAGATCTTAGTCGAAGAAAGAGAATACTACCAAAAGATGTTGAACAGTGTAAACGACCAAATACTCGCGAACAATGAAGAGGATTAAAGTAGTTAAGGACAAAAATTACACAACAATTTGTAATGAGTTTGTGTTTAATCCTAAACTATCTTTGAAGTCTAAAGGATTATTGTGTCACTTGTTAGCCGTTCCGAATGATTGGAAGCTATATGTTGAAGAGGTAACTAAATGGCACAAAGATGGCAAGTCAAGTATTTACTCAGCTTTCAAAGAGTTAATGGCAAATGGTTATTTAGAAAGGGAAGTTATTAGAGAGAAAGGTAAGATAGTGGAGTGGGAGTATATCGTTTACGAAAAGCCACTTATGCAAAAGCTAGATGTAGAAAAGCTAGATGTAAAAAAAGAAGCACTACTAAGTACTAATGATACTAAAGACTTATATAAATTAAAGGTTATATATAAGGACAACTTTGAAAACGATTCTAAATTGATAGCAGAAGAATTAGGATTCCAAGATCTAACTAATTTTATAGACTACTGGACAGAGAAAAGTCCTAATGCAAAAAGATGTAGATGGGAGAAGCAAACATCTTTTGATATTAAGAGAAGAATGCAAAGATGGATGAAGACAAATAAGAATACTAAAACGAAAGTGCAATCGAGTTTAGATACTTGGCAAGAAGCACGTAACTTAATAAACAAAAACCAATGAGCAAAGCACTAATTATTTTTTTGGCAATCGTTACTGTAAGTCTAATAGGAATATCCCTGGTTTTATGGGATATAATATCTGACTACAAACAAGACACAAAAGAATTAGAAAAATGGAGAAAAGATTTTAGAGATAAGTACCACTATGAAAAACAAGACTGATAGAGCATCAAACATTGAAATTGTTTATGCTATTAAAAAAGAAGTTGAAACAATGGAGGATTTGATTGAGCAAGCTAAAAAAATTCAAGAGCTGATAGAATATAAAAACCAACTCATTGAAGAAATTTGTGATGAAATAGCAAAACAAAATGGACAAGACTAAGCAAATTTGGTATCGATATTCAAATGATATTGAGAACCTAAAAGTTGATTGCGTTGATGTATTAAGCAAATGTTATTTAATGCTAGGACAGAAACCAGATGTGCAACAAGTCGTACTTATGTCACAACTTTTACTTTCAGACTTAGCTAACTATTATGGCTCGATGACAATTGATGAAGCAAGATTTGCAATTGAGAAAGGTATAAGAGAAGGAGAAGATACGAGTTGCTTTATTAATGTAAGATCTTGGAACTTATGGATAAAAACACACAAGAAATCTGAGCAACTAAAGAGACAACAGAGGGTTATAACAGACTATGAAAAAGATAAGAAGAATCAGAAACTAATAGGTGCAACTATTAACAAAGCAAAAAAATTAAAGTAGATATGGAAATAATAATACAAATAGTTCTTATTCTAGGAATATCATACACTGGATTGACACTTTATTTTCAACATAGGTGGGATAAGAAACACAAAGAATTCAAAAATAAATTGAAATGAATATATTAGAAAAAGCAAACGAGATCATAAACGATAGAAAAGAAGAGAAGGAGAGAATGTACGGTCCTTTCGAATCAGGTATGGATCGAGCAGCACAAATAGCCAAAGGAATGACTGGTAAAGACTTCACCGCTGAGGATGTATACGCATGTATGGTTGCGCTTAAACTATCACGACATAGTTATCACTACAAAGAAGATAATTTATTAGACGCGGTAGCTTACATTGGATCACTTAATAACTATATAAACAATAAAGGAAATGGAAAAGAAGAAACTAGGAATTGTGGGTGTGCTGAGCAATCCTGCAAAAAGAGACACTAGTCACAACGGAGGTTGGACTTATGTACTAAAAGCAATTACTGAACATTGGGGCAGAGATGTTTCGGTAATGACAGAAAAAGATGATTGGAATAACTGCGATGAGTTATTGTTGAATGAAGGAGTTAATTACAAGGAAGGAGTTTATAATTTATTCGGAGGAGTTAATGAATCGCTACTAACAAGACTTGCTAAGCTTAACGAATTCAAAGGAGAGATATTCTGCTTAGGAGAACACATTGACTACGTAGATCTTTGTGAAAAGAGAGACATAGACTTTAAGTTCACTAAAGAGATAACTTATTTAGATCCGAAATACCTAGGAAACAAATTGGTGTATGGAGATTCTCATTCCATTTCAGTATTTAAACCAGGATTAGCAATTAGCAGAAACGACGGAGCAACACTTCATGGAATGCTAGAAACAGGACTGAGAAAACTAATCCCATCAGGACTCAAAGAATTAACTTTCTACGCTGGTAACATTGATGTAAGACATCACTTGTGTAGATATTGGACAGAAGGCACGTCGTCTGAATTCATAAAACCAATGATAGATAAACTAGAACAACAGTTGTTAGATCTAGAAATCGATCAAATCAACCTAGTATGTCTATTACCAATAGAGAACGAAAGCAGAAAGATACCAGGAACAGGAATGTACAAAGGAACACCGTACTATGGATCGTTCGCTAAAAGATCAGAACTAGTGAGTGCATTCAACTCAATGATTTTCCACATTTGTTACAAGAACAATTGGACACCACTATCTTGGCCTTGTGGATTTAAGAATAACGAAGGAGAGCTTAGATTTGAAGTAATGGAAGCGAGGCAATCTGTACACTTAGCTCCTAAGAGTTATATGTTCGCAGACGAATTACTATTTAGAAAACAACTTAACCTCTTCGAATAATGAAACAATACGGAAAACTATTAGTAGACGAAGATATATTAGAAGGACTAGACGACTATCACGTGAAATCTAGAATCGTCCAAGAGTATCACTTCGAAGGAAACCCTAAACGAATGAAGGACAAAGAGTTCAAATCACTTATTGATGACGATCTTATCTACAACGTTCCTATCTATGACGTCTTGCATAGGAGATATGCAGCTTTTAGTTCTTTAGTAGAAGCATTATGGTATGGAGAACAAGATCCTAAAGGCAATGGAGAATACTTCCCAAAGTTTGAGAGATATGACTTAGATGTGATAGAATGGATGTATCTGTTTTATACGTTTAGACTATGTGGATCTGGGATAAACTATAAGCCCAAAAAATCTGAAGGCTTTTCACCGTTTGGCACTCATGGCTTTGGCAACTTTTGGATAATAGATGACATAAGATTAGGTAGATTAGGAATTGAAAACTGGGAAGATTCGTTACAAGACAGGAATAGACCTTTTACAAACAACAAAGGCTATTTGCTACCTCAATTCTCATTCCCTCATTTAAAGAATAGCCATCTAAAGTATTTCATATTGAGGTGGTCTAAAAGATTCATAGATGATTTGTTTAGATTCATTTCAAGAAATCCAGGATTGTCGATCTATGAAATAACAGACTATGGAAACGATTGGCTAATGGATAAAGGATTTAAGAGACAGAACTTTGTTATGACAGCATTCGCTATGGACATGGCAGAATATTTCCCTCATTTGGTAAACAAAGAAAGCAAGGTGTATGCAGGTACTAATGCAACTAAATGCATTAAGCAGATATTTAGAAAGGTCGGTAAGATGAGCGAGTTTGATTTTATCAATGAAGCTTTACAATTCTTAGCAGATAGATATGGTGCAAACCCCTATGACGTAGAGGACTCTAGAGCATGCGATCCTATTAGATACTTTCAAGAATATCAAAGTGCGGACCACGTGGCTAAGAACAACGGAATACGGTATAAGAATAACTCTATCTTAAAAGAGAAATGGGGATTAGATAAGTATTATGAGTGGGCAAACAATTTAAAGTAGATATGGCACACAATAAACATATAGTAGATGGACAGAATAGAGAACTCAATTTAGTTTATCCAAATAGAGAATCTTATTTAGATCTTACTAAAGATTTTGTAAGTAAGCTTCCACCTATAGAGATAAGAAAGCATGAGGGAATCACTGTAGTAAGAGAAGATCTTGTATTAAAGGGTGGAACGAAGACTAGAGCAGCAGAGTTCTTGTTTAGTCAAATCAAAGAAGACACAGTTGTATACGTTGCTCCTAGAGTTGGGTTAGCACCTTGCGCGATTATGGAATTAGCTAAGTTGTATGACAAAAAGGTGATACTCTTTATGCCAGCGTGCAAAGAAATAAGTGAACACCAAGCATACGTAATTAGTGAAGGAGCAGAAGCAAGATTTGCTAGAATAGCAGCAATGCCCAATTTAAATAAAATAGCTAAAGATTATGCCGATAAGAACGGCTACAAGTTTCTTCCTTTTGGATTAGCACATCCGTATGTGATAGCAGGATTTGTTAGAATATGTGAAACACTATTAGAACAATACAAAATGCCAGAGGAGATATGGACCGTTGTGTCTACAGGAGTATTGACTAGAGGTTTACAAATAGGATTTGAAGAAACTAATATGAAAGGTGTCTGCGTAGCTAGAAATATGAAGCAAGGAGAACTAGGTAGGACAGAGATCTTATCAGAGCCTTTAGCATTTACACAATTAGAAAAACAATTACCTCCTTTCAATACAGTTAAAAGCTATGACGCGAAAGCATGGAAGTACATACCTAAAAACACAGGAAGAGACATTTGGTTTTGGAATGTAGCAGGAGAACTCGAAGCTCCTAAATACTTCGACAAATCAACGATAGATAGTTACAGAGAATGGGGACAATAGAATTTGAAAATGCTACTAGAGCTTTCGAGCACTACATGAGAATGATTATGACTTTAGGTCACAAATTTGCTGATACAAAAACATTATTCAATGTTGGCTTTCTAATTAAGAATCCAACGGACAACATAATCACTACTGACTATAGAAAGTTTAGTACTAAATATGCTGAAAGAGAATGGGATTGGTATATGTCTGGAAATAGGAACGCAGAGAAGATATCGTTGTACGCACCTATATGGGCAAATCACATGGATGAAGATGGAAACGTCAATAGCAACTATGGTTGGCAATGGAAACGTGAAAACCAATTAGAATATGTAGTAGAGCAATTAAGATCTAATAAGGAAACGAGACAAGCAGTGGTAAGTATCTATGATGCTAAAGAACACTCAGAATACAAATACGATACTCCTTGCACACTTTCAATTCATTTTCAAGTACTTCATGACAAACTTAACATGACGGTAAACATGAGGTCTAACGATCTTTGGTATGGTTTTTGCAATGACCAATATCAATTTAGTAACCTATTGCAAATGGTGGCTGAGATGGTAGACTTAGACGTAGGAACCTATTATCACTTTGCATCAAATTTACATTTATACAACAAAACAATTAAAGAACAGAAACTATGAGAAGATTCGAACTAATTAGAGAATGGGCAGACGAAAAAGGTATCTACGAAAAAGGAGATCCTAAGACTCAAACGTTAAAGCTTGTAGAAGAAGCTGGAGAACTAGCTAAGGCTATTCTTAACGACGATCAAGATGAGGTAATAGATGCAATAGGTGATTGTGTCGTGGTTCTAACCAACCTAGCCCATTTACGTGGGATAACCATTGAGAGTTGTATTGACGAAGCTTATAGCGTAATAGCTAAGCGAAAAGGAAAGATGATTAACGGAACATTTGTAAAACAAGAATAGCTATGTTACATCAATTCGAAGCTACCTATAAAGGTATGCAAGCAAGGAAATCAAAGCATGGTGGTAACTTCTACTACCTATTCTTTGAAGATAAACAAGGAAAGAAGTATAAGACTATGGCTTACGAAAAGCTTAGGAACTTTAGATATTGGAAACCTTTATTAGTAGAAACACGAGGTTGTATTGTGGGTGGTCTTACTTTAGTCAAAGGAAACTTAATTGATGGCAATTCAAAACCGGTTGTCTTAAGAAGACAGAATGTCAATCAATTTAAGATGGAATTCGATGATTAGCAAACTTAAGAAGAAATTGGATCAACTGTTTTCGCAGTATATTCGCAGACGTAACGCCAGTGATGGTATGTGCGTCTGTTTCACATGTGGATGTAACAAACACTACAAAGAGATGCATGCAGGCCATTTTCAGAGCAGAAGGCATATAGCAACACGATGGGATGAGGTTAACGTTCAAGTGCAATGTCCTAAGTGTAACCTATTCAACCAAGGAGAGCAATACAAGTTTAGTGTATATCTAGATCAGAAATATGGTGAAGGAACTGCAGAGGAGTTGAGGGTAAGAGCAAACACAGTAGTAAAGCTATCAAGAATAGATTATGAGGAAGCAATTAGAAACATTTCCAATAAGCTTAAGCAATTGGATTAACGATGTGTTGTTCAAAACATTACAAGAAGAAGAATGGGAGATAGAAACGATTTTGTATATTGTCCGCTAATAGTATTAAGTCTTACTATAAGAGTGTAATTATATACATGAAACATGAAAAAGACCGTTATATTTGAAGGAGGAGTGAATAAGGTTAGCACATTAAGTGATGGCTCTTTGTCTATAAACATTCACACACAGGAGCTACCAGACGACACCATGATGAGGATCTTTAACCTTAGAAAGAAACCAGGAATGGTGATGATAAGCTCAGAAGGTATAAGTGAAGAAGACATTAAGTTGGTTGAAGAGTACACGTCAGAGTTTGAAGTAGGCAAAGGTAAGACACCAAGTCAACGACTTAGATCTGTATTGTATGTAGTATGGGAGCAAGGAGACCAGAAATACGATTTTCCTATTTGGTATGAGACCCAGATGGAAAGAATAATCAATAAGTACAAGGTTACCTTAGATGCCTAAACTAACTAAGCATAGTGTTATCTGGAAGCGTGAGGGCACAGAGCACGATGACTTAGTTTTGACAATACCTAAGATAATAACAGACGACATTGGCTTTCAATTGATGTTCGGTGTGATACCAGATCCAGGAGAGGATGATGAGAAGATAAAGAGACACCATAACAACTATAGAATAGAACATAAGATCTATGACGTTAACGAACTAAAAGAACTGTACAGATGAAACTCACAGCAACTATAAGCGCAGAGGTAAAGATAACAAAGGATAACGAACCTCATGAGATGGTAAGAGATAGAGTGGTAAGAGAACTAATAAAGACTGTAGATGAATGGCTTAATGGTGATGTACCACCGGTAATAAAGTTTCACTATGAACTTAACGATGATATGAATGATGAACTAAAAGTATCATACCTTAACTAAGATAACATCCTATGCCAACACTACCTAAGCCAATAAGATCTAAACCCATTCAACCTAATAACAAGAAGACTGGTTACAAGAGTGACAAACATAGGTCTATCAATAGTAAGTTCTACAATAGCAAACAATGGAGAGAACTAAGAGCAATGCATATCAAACAGAAACCTTTATGTGAATGGTGTGAAGAAGAAGGTAGTGTAGTATCGGCTGATGTAGTTGACCACATCAAAGAAATAAGAGATGGAGGTGAGAGATTAGACCAAGAGAACCTAATGAGCATGTGCCACGCACATCATAATCAAAAAACAAATTGGCAGAGACAAAAGAGGAGAAAGGGGTAGCCATATTGAATGTCTGGAGACGAC